AGCAACAGTAGCGGCACCTGCAAACGCAGCACTAGCAGACTGGTCGGAGGCAATGGTGATAGTTGTGTCAGTTACAGCAGTAACCTCAGCATGAGTTACGTTGTAAGCAGCAGTATCACCACCAGTGATGGTAACATAATCACCGACTACGAAGGGATGAGCAGGAGTGCCACCGCCACCAACAGTCAGGACACAGGGATTAGCAGCAGTAGCAGCAGTGATGTTTGCTTTCTTGGGTTTGGCAAGTTTGAAGATTTCAGCACCATTGACAGGCATATGGATCACCATATCCGTCGTTACATCAGGAGCACCACCCCATGCAAAGTGATTGCTATGCGAATCAACATTGATAAATCTGTATAATCCAGTTTTCACTGTATATGCAGCAGTTGTTTGAGGAGTATCACTATTATCTGTGAGACTACCCAAATCCTGCACGGGTGTTGTTACATTCGATGACATGGCACTCAGTTAGATTTCTTCTGTACTATTTATCGCGTTGTTGTTTTAGAAACTTGGCGAGATCTGCTGTGCTACCCACAAACATAGTATTGTTTGTAGTGTTGACCTCTTTGGTTTTCTTGGGATTCTCAATCTCAGCGACCTTCTTTTGAAGATCTACAAGTTTGTCAGCAACGTCACCAACGTGCTTGATTAACTGACCAGCAACCTCATAAGCACGAGGTTGGTCAGATTCCTGTGCTAATTCCAAGATACCATCTACTGCTTCCTGACCTTTCTCGATCAGAGAATATAGATTTCCACGAGTATACTCGTAGTCTTTCTTTAACTGCTCCTTGGTTGAGGCAGTAAATTCTTCTACCTTTTGTATTTCTTTTTTTTCTTCCTTAACGATATCAGTTTCAACATCAAGGGCATCTTCGATACCCTCAAACTTCATAAACTTATTCGTCAATTCCTGTGACTGGGTTTCTTGAGAGTCCATCTGTAAATTCACTATAGAGTTCATTGAATCCGAAGTTATCATCTGGGTCTGCATCCAGAGGATCGGGTCTAACAGTGTAACGCACCTCTCTTGGAGCAGTGATTCTTGCCTCGGTTGCATAATCCACGATGACCTCGCGGATAAGCTCTCCACTCTTGTCTTGGACAGGACCGTAGAGATATGTTTTGGCTTGAAACTGTAAAGTATATATCAGTGTGCGTCTGGTATCATAGTCACCCTCATACTCATCGCTGTATTCCACAGACTGAAGAGTTACTGGATAGTCACGTTTCTCTCCAAGCTCAGGAATTAGATTCATTGTGAGGTTGAAGTTTGGTTGAAAATAAGGAAGAATTTGCTCAAGAATTTGTAGGGCATCATCCTGATTCTTAGACAGAATAGACAACTCAAAATTGATGTTGTATGGGACTGGCATAAATCCAGTACGAGTCGAGTCCGTCGTATGACGAATATAGGATGTGGGAGAGAGTTTTCGTGAAGGATCATATGCAATCCCGTTAATCTCAAAAGAGATTCTAGGGAGAGTAATTTGTGTTTGGTCCTTTTCAGTCAGATCTCCAACCTGACGAAGACGTGCCAAAAACTTCTGCTTAGGACCATATGCCAACGGCACTTTCATCACTTCTGTCTTATCACCAGCCGTGCGTCTAAGCTCGATGTTATTAAACAGTGTGCCAAAGGCAACGACTGTCTTCTTGATTATCTCGTGGTATGAATAGGATCCTAGCATTACTGTGCGTTACCAAACTCGCCAAATGGATTTGTTTCCGTGAAGTCTAGGATATCATCTGCCTCGGTCTCAAAAATATAATTTTGATCGACAGTATCACTTAGATTCGTATTATTTAGCGTGTTATACGTCTCAGGACTCCAAAGAGCACCAGAGGTAAGACCCCTAATGGTTTCGGCAGTATTGAAGGTGCCTGTGCGATTAAGCACATGCAATTCTCTAGTAACATTACTCCAAGACTTGACCTCTGCTCGGTTATCCTTAGGAGAGTAATCAATAGTAATAGTTGGTGCTGATGTGTATCCACTACCACCATTAGTGATAGTTATAGAAGTAACAAGACCACTGGCATTAACTACAGCAGTGCCTGTTGCGGTTGTGCCAGTTGTAGGTGCAGAGAATGTGACCGTGGGAGGAATGGCACTGTTGTAGTGGTTTCCACCATCGGTAATAGTCACTGCAGTAACTGCATCTCCAGTAAGTGTGGAGGTTGCGAATGCCCTGTAAAGATCTCCAACAATCTCTTCACCAACAACGAAGTCTCCTGTGCCACCAGGATCCATAACGAGTTTGATAGATGCAGCAAAGTTTGTCTGAATAGCATCAACCTCAGCAATACCAGTGTCAATATCCTCATCACTGTATTCAAAGAGCTCACAGCGAAGACCCCAAGTATGAATCTTACCAAGTTGGAAGAATGGGATTTCGTGCTCTACAAATTGAATCTCAAATGTTTTACCTGCCAAAGGGAAATGCACGAGGTCACCTTCATTAGGGCGACCCTCAACAATCAACGTAGCATTATCATCGACTGCTTCAGTAAATCTTGTGCGAGATATAATAAAGGTTACTTGATCAGAGATCCTCACACCAAACTTACTAAACATGTCTCCGTCTCCACGGAAACCGCCAGCATCCTCAACATACGCTTCAATCTCAAAAGCGCCATCGAATCTTGAGAGGGTGTCCTCCCCAAATATAGAATCTTCTTTTACTAGAGTCCTGGGAATATAATAGATATTCTTCCCAAACATCTTGATCTGCTCGATGACCAGGGACTCTGTAAGGTCCTGCTCACCTGTAGTGCCTTGAGTGAAGTAAGGATTGAGTGCCATATCAGCCTATCATGTCCAGAGGAGGTGTTTCCCATGTTGTGCGAAGTTGCTCGTCAAGGATCTTTAACTCCTCAACAGCATCATTATAAATCATCTCACCATTCAGAGTGACGCCACCAGGCATTTGCACACCAGAAAACTTGGTAAGATTTTGACCCCACTGCTTCTTGATCTTTGCAGTGGCATAGTCTTTGACCCACATCTGATTATAGATCTCAGTCCAAGTATTAGGGTCGAGAGCACGCCAACACTTGATAACAATATATTGATCAACCAGTGCATCTGCAGTCCAGTCAAAGTCAAGATATAAACGATCTTGCACTTGGGAATATCTAACTGGTTTGATACCTTCGAGAATAAAATCAATAGTCTCCAGGTGCTGCTGGATCATATAGTAGTGATAAAACTGAGTCGAAGTAAAATCATATAGATCATTCAGACGCATCTGATATCTAATATCAAACATATTGCGAGTGCCCTTGTCCGTAAAGGAGAAGAGACCCTCAATGGCAGTAATGTGGTCAGGCACTTCAATATATCCGTTACCCTCTTTCCAAGTATCGTTACCTGCTTTAGAAACACTAGACGTATCATTTGTGCCCTTAGCACGATCGATAACATCCTGAGTAATCTGATGCTTCAGGTAGACACGCTCAGCACCTTCGTAATGAAATTGCTGAAACTTCTGGATCGTATAGTCGATCGCATCATCGACTTGATCATCGGATACGTTGATCTCTAAGACTGGTTTACCCAGTCTACGGAGGCAGTATTCTTTGAGTTCTGCTTTAGATGTTGGAGATGCCATTAGTTATCAGCGAGTGAGAGCAGCGAGAGCAGCCTTGAGTTGAGCGACTGTTGTAACACTAGGATCATTACCAATTGCATTGAGGGCAGTATAGATGTCATCAATGTCAGCATCATTAGTATCGGCAGTGGTGCCCTGAGCAGCAGTTGCATATGCAGTGCTGTTTGTAGTAGCAGCGGTGCCAAGACCCAGAGTGGTGCGAGCAGCAGATGCAGATGTATCATCAATCAGAGATGCACCGAATGTGCTGATTGTTGGTGTGCCAGACAAATCGCTGTAGGCACCAGAGGTGGCAACAGCAGCAAGAGTAGGTGTGCCAGACAGGTCGCTATAAGCACCAGAAGTGGCAACAGCAGCAAGAGTGGGTGTGCCACTGAGATCGCTGTAGGCACCAGAGGTAGCAACAGCAGCAAGAGTGGGAGTGCCAGTCAGATCTGCATAGGCACCAGAGAAGAGTGTCGGCAGACCAGACAAGTCAGAATAAGCACCAGAGGTAGCAACAGCAGCAAGGTCAGCAGGTTGAATAGCAGTATCTGCCAATGCACCCTGAGCAGCGGTTGCGTAGTTGCCAGCGAAAGCACTGATACGAGCATCAACACGAGCCTGTGTGTAGTAGAGGTTAGTGCCCTCAGTGAGATTCGTGGTGGACTTCTGAGACAGATCGAGGTTTGCACCCACTTGAAGTGCAATACGAGCATCAGCAAGTCCATTCACCTCAGCATCTGTGCGCTCAGTGAAACTAAAATCACCAGTGGAAGCATTGTAAGACAAATCACCAGATGCACTCAGGGCACCACGGACACGAGAGTCTGTGATGAAGAGATTGGTAGATCCCTCAACAATGCTATCGGAGGTAAACTCATTAAAGGCAATCGACAGATCGCCAGCAGAGAGTTGAATACCAGTGCCGTAAGTGAAGTGACTCTGAGTGCGGGCAGCAGTAGTGAAGAGATTTGTGGTCCCCTCAACAATGTTGTCAGTATCAAACTCACTAAACTCAGCACTCAGAGTCAGAAGGTTACCAGCATCATCATAAGTAGCGGTAATACCTGTGCCGCCACTGATCAGTGCAGCAACACGATCATCAACTCTCTCATCAGTGAAGTAGAGATTGCTAACGCCTTCTGCCAGAGCATCTGTATCGTGGTTAGCAATACTACCAACCTGAGACTGGAAGAATGTGATGGTTCCCGTCACATTCAAGTTACCCTGCACTTCAAAGTCTGTAGTTGACTTGAAGTTGTTAACTTGCAGTGTGTTTGTGCTGGGGTTGTAGGTAAGGTTGGTCGAGTCTGTGCGGACCTCTGTGTATCCAGTGTTAGTGGAGACAAAAGGTATGTAGTAGGTAAGATTAGAAGATGCAGTCTCTGTAATGTTGACCAGATCTGCCCTATCTGCGATACCAGTCAGGTTGCCAGTGACATTACCAGTGATCTGACCCGTAACACCCAGAGTGCCACCGATCGTGGTGTTGGTAGTAACATCCAGGGAGTTGGTTGTTGTGAGACCACCAGCAATGATGTTACCACTTGTGGATTGCAACTCGATCTTAGTGGTGCCAGATCCATTATTAAGTTGCAGTGTCTTGCTAGCACCCTGCAGCACAACGTTGTCATTAAATCTGGTTGTGCTGTTTTGAGTGATCGTATTGTTGAATGTGCTAGCACCATCGACATTCAGAGTCGAGTCAAAGTCAACGCCATTGATGACGTGAAGGGTTGCATCGAGTGTTGTTGCACCAGTGACATCAAGTGTGCCTGCAATATCAGTATTACCAGTGTTACCTTGGACAATAAACTTATTAGTATTGACCAGGATACTACCAGCGATGTTGGCAGATGCTGTGGTGTTGAGTGTTGCAGTATTGACGGTTGTAAAGGTGGAAGCACCAGTAACTCCAAGGGTGCCACCAATAGTAGCAGCACCAGTTGTGCCGTTAAGCACAATAGTGCCAGCGTTGTTTGGACCCAGTGTCAGTTTCTGACCGATGAAGACATCATCAGCAACGGTCATGCCACCTGTAGACAGTCTAACGGCAGCGTTAGAAGAAAGACTGGAGGGGTTGGTGCTATTGGAGAAGAGGACTCTACCACGGAATTCCTGACTACCCTTCTGGACCACGTTACCATCTACCTCAAAGTCACCATAGATTTGGATGTCACCACCAAATGCAACGTTGCCAGCAAATGAAGCACCACCTGCGACTTGCAGGGCACCACCAGGGGTGAAGAGTGTGGGTAGATTGGTTACGTTAGTTGTGTCATTAACAAACACCTGACCACCAACCGTTGTGTTGTCGCCAACCACAAGGTCATCAACAATGTTAACGTCGATGCCAAAGTCAGCGTTGCCAGAAACGTTAAGAGTGCCAGCAGCAAATGTGTTGCCGTTATCAGTGTCAACAGAAAACTTAGTGATGTTGCTGCCATTCTGAATCAGGAATTCATCGTTGGCAGAGTTGATCACCAAACTATCGGTGATAGTTGTAAGGAGGTTTACATCCAGAGTGCCATTGACTGTAAGGTTGTCATCAACAATGACTTCACCAGTAGCAGAGTCGAGTGTCAGGTTACCTGCAGATGTGCTGATCTCAGAAGATCCATCAACACCGATCTTAATGTTATCGGCAGTGATGTCCGTGGAAGTGATTGGAGCGTTAAATGTAGATGTAGCGTTGACTGTCAGAGTATCGCCAGATGCATTGCCAAGAGTGGTGTTACCGTCTACTTGCAGGAATCCATCTACCTCAGCATTATCT